GCAGCTACTTTTGGTGCATACCAATTATTAAACTTTAGCAAAAAAGCAGTACAAGCATTTATGGCAGATGAGAAAGCCGCCAAGTCATTAGAGCAACAATTAAAAAATACTGGCTACCAATTTAGTGGTCCAGCCGTAGAAATGTATATTGCTGATCTGCAAAAAACTACAGGTGTGTTAGACGATCAATTACGACCAGCATTTCAGCAATTATTAACAGTAACAGGATCACTTACCACAAGCCAAGACGCATTAAACACCGCATTAAATGTGAGCGCAGCGACAGGTAAATCATTAAGCGAGGTTACTGCAGCCCTATCACGTGGCTATGCAGGTAATACCACTGGTCTAAGTAGATTAGGTGCTGGTCTAAATAAAGCATTACTAAAGACTGGCGACATGGATAAGATCATGGCCGAACTTAATAAAAAGTTTGCAGGTCAGTCAGCAGCTAGATTAACTACTTACGCTGGAAAGATGGATCTATTAACTGCAGCAGCCGCTAATGCACAAGAAATTATAGGTAAAAGTTTATTAGATGCTTTGAGCGCATTAGGTGATGATAATAGTATTGAAGGTTTAACAAAGAATATGGAAGATTTTGCCACAGCTGTAGCCGATATTATTAGGGGTATAGGAGTGTTGTCTGCTGCGATTCAAAAAATAACAAACCTGCCTGGCTTAAAACAATTATTAGAATTAGGTTACAATACAAGCGCTCTAGGATTATTGCAACGTCTAGGTAGAAATGATAGAGAAACAAACGACTCACAATTTAACACAGTAGGCCGACCATCCGTCGCGGAAATTGCAACCCAACTTAAATTACTGAAAGCCAAGAGAGACGAATTAGCATTACTAAACAAAAAGAACGCTATTGAGAATAAGAACGTAGAAGAATTAAAAAAGAAGTTTGATTTAGAGCGCATAGGATTAACCGCTGCATTAGCGAAAGCAACCGATGAAGAAACTAAGTTACGTTTACGGGCCCAACTAGCTATACTTGACAATAACGATGCTTTGGCTAAGAAGATATTGGCAGAAATGGAAGCAGCCGATGCATTAAGAAAACTTGCAGAGCAGGCAGCGGCAGCTGGTAAAAGTATTACAGAGTTTGCTTTAGTGCAGGTTAGATCTTTAATCAATAGAATCAATGCTCAGATAGAAAAAATTAACAAAGAGTTTGGTTTACCGTCAACAACAACATCCGTACCCTCACCTGCCACTTCATTACCTGCTAGTTACTTCCAAGATTTAGCAGTGTCATTAGTTGGCACTACTGGGTATAGCGGAATGAATGTTGCACAAATTGCCACAGAAAGAGCTAGAGAATCAGGCAATAGATCTGTAGATGTTAATCTAAGCGTTAGCAGTCCATCTGGTGACAGGTTTGCTCAACTCATGGCAGAAAGCATTCAGGTCGCTGGGCGCAGTGGTTATAACACAGCACCTAATGGCGGCTTACCATAATGGCAGCACCCGTAGTAAATGCAATAATTAACTTTAGCACTGGCCCTAGTTTTGCTCAGGCTATGATTATTGACCAAGGTATTTTAGGTACAAACGTATTAGCAGACTCAGCAGCTGTAATTGTAGATGTGTCTAATCGTATAAATCGTATTGAAACTAACCGAGGTCGTACTGCACTATCAGATCAATTTCAGACAGGCTCATTAAGTTTAACTATTATAGATCAGAACGGCGACTTTAACCCACAGAACGTAAGCGGCCCATATTACAATTTATTAACACCTATGAAGAAGGTGCAGATAACTGCAACCTACAACGGTGTCACCTATCCTGTGTTCTCAGGATTTATTACCAGCTTTGTAACTAGATACCCAGATGAATCATCTGCAGATTTAGCAACAACTACTATAGAAGCTGTAGATGCATTTAGATTAGCCCAGTTAGCACAGATCAGCACAGTTACAGGTGCTAGTGCTGGTGATTTATCAGGGACACGTGTTAATGAAATATTAGATACTATTTCATGGCCACAATCAATGCGTGATATAGATGCAGGTCTTACTACTATGCAAGCAGACCCAGGCACTAATCGGACAGCACTACAGGCTTTAACCACGGTTACTACCTCAGAATACGGTGCTTTATATATAAATGGCTATGGCAGTTTTACGTTCCAAGACCGATCTGTAACGGTTGGATCTATTGGTGCTACACCTACAGTCTTTGCAGATAATGGCACAGGCATAGTTTATTACGATGCTGCTTGGGTATTAAATGATGTGCTTATATTTAATAAAGCTACTATTACTAGATCTGGTGGAACAGCACAGGTAGCATTTAATCAGGCATCTATAGACAAATACTTCCTGCATAGTTACTTCCAAGACAACCTACTTATGCAGACTGATGCAGTAGCCCTAGATTATGCGCAGGCTTATGTGGCCAGTAGAGCTGAGACCACCATCCGATGTGATGCCATAGTCCTAGACTTATACACGCCTAACTATGATACAGGCGTAGTTGCAGCCCTAGACCTAGATTTCTTTGACCCTATAACCATTATTACTACCCAGCCAGGTGGATCTTTACTTGAAAAGACCCTACAGATTTTTGGTGTACGCATGAACATAACACCAAATAGTTGGAAAACAACCTTTACAACACTAGAACCTGTCATAGATGGGTTTATAATAGGCAACGTAGATTACGGTGTCTTAGGGCAAAACGTACTTTCTTATTAAGGAGCAATAATGGCAACAGGATTTCCAGCAGCAACAGGTGATGTACTTACCTCTGGCATGTTTAATGGTTTAACTTCATTTACAGTAGGTGCTGCTAACACTGACGATTATACAGCTGTACTATCAGATCAATATCAGGTATTAGAGTTAATGAATAAAGCAACGGCTGTAGCATTCAAGATTCCAACCGATGCATCTGTAGCATTCCCAGTTGGCACAGCATTAACTGTATTAAATATTGGTGCAGGTACTTGCACAATTAGCGCAGTAACATCAGGCACTACCACAGTATTAAGTGGTGGCGCAGTAGCTGCATCTCCAACGCTAGCCCAATATAAGAGTGCAGTATGTCTCAAAACAGCTGCTAACACATGGTATGTAGTTGGGGCTATTGCATAATGATAGGTAATATTGTTGCAGGTATATTTTCAGTACCAGCACCACCAGCTTTAATTGTTGATTATTTAGTCGTTGCAGGTGGCGCAGGTGGCGGTGGTCAAATTGGTGGTGGCGGCGGTGCGGGTGGTTTGCGTTCTACTGTAACCGCTACAGGCGGTGGTGGAAGTTTAGAAACTGCTTTAATTTTGTCTGCAGCAACTAATTACACAGTTACGGTAGGAGCAGGTGGCGGTGGTGGTAATTCATCTTCTAGAGGTGGTAGTGGTAGTAATTCAGTATTTTCTACCATAACTTCAACTGGTGGCGGTGGTGGTGGCGGCGGTGCAACAAACACTAGTGGTGCAACAGGTGGAAGTGGTGGTGGTGGCGGTAATAATAATGGAAGCGGTGGTGCTGCTGGCACAGGTACAGCTAATCAAGGTTTTGATGGTGGAGCAACTGGCGGAGGTTTCCCAGGTAGCGGTGGAGGATCTGGCGCACTAGGTGTTAATGGAGTAAGTCTTAACTTTACTGGAAGAAATGGCGGCACAGGTGTTGCAGTATCTATTAGTGGTTCATCAGTTACTTATGCAGGCGGTGGTGGTTCAGGTTCTAGAAATGATTCAGGTTCAATAGGTGAATTCCCTGGTGGCACAGGCGGTGCAGGTGGTGGCGGTGATGGTGGTTCTTCAGGTAATAATGGAGTAGCTGCAACCGTTAATACTGGTGGCGGTGGTGGCGGTGGTGGCTACACAGATACTAGTGGTTCAAGTTCTGGTGCGAGTGGTGGATCTGGAATTGTAATTCTTAGGTATCCAACAACATACACAATAACTATAGGTGGCGGTTTAACTGGATCAACAACTACTACTGGTGGTAAAAATGTTACAACTATTACAGCTGGCACTGGAAATGTGAGTTGGTCATAATGGCACATTACGCATTTTTAGATGAAAAAAATGTTGTTACAGAAGTTATAACAGGTATTGACGAAACACAAACTATTGAAGGTTTAGATACCGAAACTTGGTATGCAAACTTTAGAGGTCAGGCCTGCAAACGTACTTCATACAACAACAATATTAGATATAACTATGCATGTATTGGTTATACATACGATGCAGTTAGAGATGCATTCATAGCACCAGAGCCAGTTAATGCTATTGGCTTTGATGAAGATATATGTCAGTGGATAGTACCTGAGCCTGAGTTATGAAGCCATGGCTATGCGCAGCTGGTACACAGTTAAGAGAACAGATTGATACCTGGTACCCAGATCGTCGCTCTACCAGTGATGGGTGGGTGGGTGATGCTCGTCATTCCGCCACAAAATCGGATCATAATCCAGATGCAACTGGGTGTGTACGAGCCATTGATGTTGATTCTCGCTTGGATTCATCCGAAGGGATCTCAATATATTTGGCTGACCAGATCAGAAAGTGTGCAAAAACCGATAAGCGCATATCTTACGTAATCCATAATGGAATGATTGCTAGCAAGATACTTAATTACAAGTGGCGCAAGTACAGAGGTTTTAACAAGCACACAAAGCACATACATATTAGCTTTACAAAGTTAGGCGATAAAGATAGTAAGCCGTTTGATATACCACTACTAGGGGGTAACTTATGAAGATCAGTAAAAAACAAAAGGCAATACTTAAATCATATTTCAGGGGTGTGCTTGTATCATTCTTAACATTCTTAGCCAGTAATGAGTTAGGACTAGATCCAGTTATATCAGTAGTAGTGGCCGCACTTGCAGGCCCAGCAGCTAGGGCTTTAGATAAATCCGATGATGCTTATGGCCTCGGTGCAGATGAAGCATGACACCAGGCGAATGGGTTGCATTAGCCGTTGGCGTATGCGCCGTATGTACAAGTTTATTAGTGGCTCTACGCTGGGTTATTAAATCTTATTTACAAGAACTCAAACCTAATTCTGGGTCAAGTATGAAGGACCAGTTGACCAGGTTAGAACAGCGTGTTGATGATCTGTATTCCCTAATAGTTAAGAGACAATAATCCTATGGCTGATACAAGACGTAAACGTAAAAAGATAAATAAACGCATTGTGCGTAAGTCACCTGAGCCATTATCTAAATTAGATCAGCATTATATTGCTATGAATGAGATTTATAAGGCTGCACGTAAAGCTGGGTTTAGTGAGAGTTGTAGCTTGTATTTTGTATCAGATAGAGCGACTATGCCAGACTGGGTTATTGGTGATGGCGGCATCATACCTAGTATAGATCCTACGGAAGAAGATGACGATTAGGTGGCTTGTAATATCAGATTTACAAATCCCATACCATCATGAGCAGGCAGTCAAGAAC